TAGTACCGGTGCTCAGGTTAGCGAAAGTAGTTTTGACCAGCGGCTACATCGATTGGTGCCAAACTTTGATGATGTCAATCGTGATCCCCGGTGGATCAGTTGGCTGAATGAAGTTGACCCAATTTTACGCGGCCCCCGCATGGCGGTGGCACAGCAGGCGTACAACACTGGAGATGCGGAAGCTGTTGCGCATTACGTTAGCCTTTTTATGGCGAGCGTTGCGAAAACAGAGACCCCCGCACCAAAAGATAAGCGGCAGCAAGAACAGGAACTCCAAGTCCAGCCGACAAAGAATAACTCGCAAGGCAACACTCAAGCCGCAGCTAAGGTATACACCAATGCGCAGATTGAGGGGATGTTTAAACGTGTAACCGAGTTACACACGCGTGGGGATTCTGCGGCGGCAACAAAACTTGAAGCTGAAATCGACGCTGCATTCAGAGATGGACGTGTAACAGCATGATCTACTCTGGGGCAGCGGAAATAACCAATCTCTATTAGGAGCATTATTATGACTTATCCTGTCCAAGCCCCATTTAACACCAACCCGGCGTACACCGGTTCGTTCATCCCTACGCTGTGGTCTGGCAAGCTGCTTGCCAAGTTCTACCAGAACACCATGATGTCTGAGATTTTCAACACAGACTATGAAGGCGAGCTGAAGAACCAAGGCGATACCGTGCGTATCCGTCTGGCTCCGTCTATCAGCATTTCCGACTACGTAGCCGGTATGAACCTGAACTACGAAGTTCCGACGCCGATTTTCCAAGACATGCAGGTTAACAAAGGCAAGTACTTCGGCGTGCAAGTAAACGACGTTCTGGCGTACCAAGCTGACATGAACCTGATGAACATGTTCACTGAAGACGCAGCCAAACAGCTGAAGATTCAAATTGAGAACGAGGTGTTCTTCAACAGCTTCGTAACCGAAGGCCCAGCGGCTGCTAACGAAGGCGGCGCTGCTGGTGCTATCTCCGCGGCGTACAATCTGGGTACTGACATTGCTCCGGTTGACCAAGCTACTCCTGAGAACGTCCTTAAGGCGATTCTGCGTATGTCGACCGTACTGGACGAGCAGAACGTGCCAGAAGATGGTCGTTGGCTGTTGCTGACACCGTTCGATCGTCACCTGTTGATGCAATCAAGTCTGGCGCAGGCTTACTTCACTGGCGACAACTCCAGTGTGGTTCGTAGCGGCAAGATTGGCTCAATCGACCGTTTCGACGTGTACGTGTCTAACCTGCTGCCACGTGGCGCTGCTGGTAAGGCGCTGGTTGCTGGCCTAACCGACCCTGCTACTGGTGGTACGGTATCAAACGCCAAAGCGCGTCGCGTAATGGTAGCTGGCACCAAAGCCGCTGGTTCATTCGCAATGACTGTCAACAAGACAGAGCCGCTGCGCAACCAGACAGACTTCGGTGACATCGTTCGTGGTCTGGCCGTGTATGGCCGCAAAGTGGTTAAGCCTGAAGCACTGGTTGTTGCGCAGGTCGGTACAGCTTAAGGTTATGCTCTCGGGGCCACGCTTGTGGCCCCACACCATTTAAAAATTTGTATTTAGGAGAACGACCATGAAATACGCACGTACTTTGGGTGGCGTAGCCACTATTGCCGCCGCTGGTTCCACACAAGCTACCGCAACTGCGGTGACCGCTGGTTTGACCATCGTTTCTACTGCTACTGGCACTACCGCTGACGGCGTTCGCTTGCCAGCTAGTTTTGGTACTGGTGAAGAAATCACCATCGTTAACACTACTGATGTTGCGCTGGATGTATTCCCGTCCACCGGCGGCGCCATCAACGGCGGAACTGCTAACGCTGCCAAGGCACTAGCTGCTAACATGAGTGGCCGATACATTAGCATCGGTAGTGACAACTGGGGCGCGGTTCTTAGCGCGTAATTGATCGGGGGCGAAAGCCCCCTTTCATTTTGAGGTGATATATGACTGTTGATGATCTGGTAAAGGCCACAAGCGGGTACTACCTGTCTAATAAAGCGCGTAGCGGCACTGGTGTAGTTATTGGTAGATTGTTGAACGACACCTACGAGCTGACCCCAGAAGGTCACGCAATGGTTGCGACGTTTGGGCTTATAAATGACATACCGGCACTCGTAGAAGAGAAGCCTGTAACAAGAACTCGCAAAAGAGAAAAATCGCTGATAGAATGAAGTCTCTTAGTGTCTGGCGGGTAAAACGCTATGAAACCGTTGAGCGACTTTCTTCCAAGACTGCTGGTATACACTCCCGCCTGTTCTGAGCCATTGGCCGAGCAGGCGTTGCTCGACGCTGCTATAGATTTCTGCGAACGCTCTTCTGTAATCCGATACACTGCTGACCCCATTGCTGTTATTGAAAACATCGCTGAATACGAAATTTGCGCGCCGTCCAACGACCAGACTATAGCGCGTGTACTAAAAGTGTTCTTGAATGGGGAGCCGATTGAAGCGATTATGGCTGAAGTCAGGACTCCGGTTCCAGAAGACCCGGCGCGCCCTTCAGGGTATTCGATAATCGAAGACGACTGCGGGTTGACGCTACGCCTGAACGTGATCCCTGACGACGCGTACACACTCAGTGTGGAGCTGGCGTTACGCCCTGCCAAGACCGCCAGAAAAGTGGACTCCCGCCTATACACTCGGTGGATGGACGCGGTAGTCGCTGGCGCACTGTCAAGGTTGTACGCAGTACCCGGGCAACCGTTTAGTGACGGCGGTGCGGCCGTATACCAAGCATCCAGAGCGGCGCGGATGATGAATAGTGCAAGAATTGAAGGCTCTTACGGGCGTGTACGCGGGTCAATGGCGGTACGATCCCGCCCTTTTATGTGAGGTGAGAAATGGCTATTGCGGCGCAATCCGTTATTCGTCGTGTAATCGACACATTGCAGGATAATACGTCTGTTCGTTGGCCGGTAAACGAGCTCGTCCGTTACCTAAACGACGGGCAACGCGAGGTTATTCTTAATCGCCCCGACGCGATGGTAACCAACGCAACGCTGACGTGTGTTGCAGGCAGCAAACAAGCGCTACCATCTAATGGGGCTAAACTTATCGAGGTTGTCCGTAACGCAGCCGCGGGGTCGACCAAGCGCGCGGTTCGTATGGTAAACCGAGAGATTTTGGACGCGCAGACGCCTAACTGGCACAACCTGACCGGTACGCTTGAAACGCTGCATTTTATGTATGACCCACGCGATCCACGGGTTTTTTATGTGTACCCACCTGCGCTGACAACCACGCAGCTTGATATTGTCTACTCGGCGTACCCCACGGATATCACTGAGCCAGCCGATGGCGCTGCGTACACCGCGGTTACTGGTAACATCAGTCTGCCTGATATCTTTGGCAACGTGCTGCAGGACTACATCCTGTATCGCGCGTATTCCAAAGACAGCGAATACGCTGGTAACTCACAACGTGCGCAGAACCACTACACGGCATTTGCGAACGCGCTGGGCTTAGAAGTTCAAGCAACTGTTGGTGTTGCACCAAACCCAGTATCAAATCCAAACCAAGCCCAGCGCGCAGCTGGGTAACAGGGGGATAAGATGTCTTGCCCTATAAAGTTAGTGCAGGGCGATACTCGCCCCCAGTTAAAATTTGTCATAACCGACGAAAACACCAGTGAGGCGCAAGACCTCACTGGAGCAACCCCGCGACTAAAGTTCCGCGCAGTCGGCACGTCGACTGTATTATTCACCCGTGTAGGCACTTTGTTAGCAGGACTCGAGCTTGAGTCTGGGCAAATCAGTTATGCAGCTCCATACGACACTCCCGGTGCTGGAGGACGCATAGCGTTTGATTTTGCGGTAGGCAACTTAGATATTGCTGCAGGCGCCTACGAAGGCGAGATAGAGCTCACGTTCACAGATGGCTCTATACAGACAGTGTTTAAAGTCCAGAAATTCACTTTGCGAGAAGATTTCTAAGTGAACGCAGATACTCGCTACGGTGCGTTCGACGCAGCCGTTAGGTATGAGCTGTTAGGCGCAGAGGGTGTAATTGGGCGATTTTTTACGTCTGTATACCTATTTGACGTTGTGGCGACATCAGACCTCGCGGTATTTGGGGTTGGGAAAGTAGTCCAGACCCCCGCGACCGCCGGGGATGTACTGGCGCTCTCGGTTAACACTTCCTCAAGCGACACCGGGCAAGCCATTGACTTGTACACAGCGGTTTTGGGAAAGCATCTCACAGACGTAGCCGCTTGCGCAGACGCTGCGTTTTTATTAGTAGCTCGGTCGGTGAGTGACGCTGCGGCAGTGGTTGACGCGGCACAGTTTTCTATTGGTAAAGCCCTTGCAGATTTGCCTGCGGTAAGCGACGATGCCACACGCAGCGTGGCTACACTAAAAGAAGATTCCGCGTTGACAGCAGATTTTTCTGCGCTGTTGGTTGCTAAACTAACCAGCGACGAAACTACTGCGGCTGACCTCACAATATTTAATGTCGATAAACAACTACAGGACTTCGTATTTGCAACCGACGACGTTAACGGCGCAGCTGTTGATGACGACCAACACATTATATTTTTTAAGGTTTTATCTAACGCCAGCACGGTTTTCGATACGATAGCGTTGTTAGCGGCGTTTGACCGGGCGATAACAGATAGCTCACAAGTTTTGGATGGAGCGGTATTATCGACAGCTAAAACGCTGTCGGATGGCGCCGCTGTTGGGGACACTATATTTATAAGTTTCCTGTTAACCCGCGATTTTTTCGACACAGTGCTTGTAACTACGGATCAAGCCGATCTATCGATTAGTAAGCCAACTGTCGATTTGTTTACTGCAACAGATAGCGTAGCGCTTGTAAGCGCGTACGACAGGATGTTTGAAGACGCTGCGTCAGCCACGGAGATAGTGAGTAAAGCGTCTACTAGACCGGAAACGAACATAGTTTACTTATCTGACGTGTTTAATGTACTATTAACCACAGTTCGCACAGATATAGGGCTCGTTGCCGACTCTGGGCAGCTGCTAAATCAGGACTATGTTGATAACCCTTTTTACTTTGCCGACGACTACGTTGGCGTAAAGCGCATATTTTAGGAGATACCACTATGATTGAGAATTACGCAAAGGTAACTGGGCGGCTGTCAGTAGTCCTTCGTGGAGCAGATGGCAGTGTAAAAGAATCACGAGATATTCCAAACCTCGTGGTAAGTACGGGTTTGGCGTTTATTGCGAGCCGCATGAAAGACACAACCGATGCTGCTATGACCCACATGGGTGTCGGCTCTGGCACAACGGCTGCCGCTGCCGGCAACACTGCGCTGGAAACTCAAATAGGCTCCAGAGCCTCGCTGACCTCAACCACAGTCACTGCTAACGCCACAGCGTATGCAGCTTCGTTTGCGGCAGGAATAGGCACCGGTGCGATCACTGAGGCGGGTATCTTCAACGCTTCTACTTCAGGCACCATGCTGTGCCGCACAGTATTCGATGTAGTCAACAAAGGCGCTAACGATACGCTCCAGATTACTTGGACGATCACTCTGAACGCAGCCTAATACAGTGAGGGGCAACCATGTCTACCATAGTCACACGGGCGGGCAAAGGTTCGCCCCTTACTAATACCGAAGTTGATTCCAACTTCACGAATCTTAATACCGACAAATTGGAGCTAAACGGCTCCAATCTCGCTACCAAACTTGCGTTTGACACCACTGCCGCACTGACTCCAGCAACAGGCCAACTGGTCTGGGATGCGGACACAGGTACTGTTGACATAGGTTTAGCAGGGGCGACTGCGCCTGTGATAAGCGTGGGTGAGGATCAGTTTTATCGAGTAATCAACCAGACAGGCTCAACCATTGCCAAAGGCGTTTTGGTCATGGCTGCTGGCACTGTCGGCAACTCTGGCAAGATTAAAGTTGCTCCGTGGAACGGAGCGCAGCCGTCTAAAACCATTATGGGTTTGACACTGGCGGCTATCCCTACAGAAAATGACCCCACTGAAAGCGGTTTAGGTTATGTACTTGCCTTTGGCAAGGTTAGCGGCATCCAGACCAACGGTGCGAACTATGGCGAAACTTGGGTCAACGGCGACATTATTTACGCTGGGGCAAGTAGCGGCCTGACCAAGACTTTGCCTGCTGCGCCCAATACTAAAACTACGATCGCCATTGTAATTAACGCACATGCGTCAAACGGCACGTTGTTTGTCAGACCTAGTTATGGCTCTAGTCTTGGTGAAGATGAGCTGGTGCAGCTTTCAGGGCTGGCTGATGGTGACACTTTAGTGTGGAAAAGCGCAACAAGTCGTTTTGAAAACGGCGCGGTATCTCGTGGTTTGACTTACGTTGTAAAGACAGCCAACTACACCACATTCGACAAAGAAGGCGTACTTGCTGACACCTCGGGTGGTGCGTTTACCGTTACTTTACCGGCAACTCCGGCGACAGGCGCTCAGGTAGTCGTTGCCGATGTAGCCAATAATTGGGAAAGTAATAATCTGACAATTGGTCGCAACGGCTCTACCATTGACGGTCTAGCAGAAAACCTAGTTTGTGATCTTAATGGCGTAAGTTTGCAGCTTGTTTACACTGGCTCAACTTGGAAAGTTTACACATCTTTTTAAGCGAGATTTAGAATGAGCGACCAGACACAAAATAGCCCCGGGAAAACAGCGGAAGAAATTCAAGCCGAATGCGAAGCTGTTTGTAAAGCAAAGGCTCAGGAAGTTCAAAGAATGGTTGATGAGCTAAACACAAACTACCAGAGCGTCGCAGGGTAAACTATGGCTACATTATCATCGTTAGTAACTCTAATTTCCCGCGAAAGAAAACGTGCGGTTACTGCGAGCACATCGACTATCTCAATTGATTTAAACACAGGAGATCAAGCCTCGGTGTTTAAGTTGACCTTGAGTGCGAACACTACTCTTACTTTTACCAACCCACCTCCAGTACCAAACGGCGAAACCTTTTCTTTTGTGTTAATGACGCTTAACGATGCAACAGCTGGTAGGGCTTTGGTTTTTGGTAATTCTATAAAGTGGGCTGGGGGAATACTGCCGCCACGTAACACATCCGCGAACTCTTTGAGTATTTGGTCTTTTATTATAGAGAACGGTGTCTACTACGGCTCGCTGTCAATCGATGACGCTAAGTGAGGCAGTAAAATGAAGGCTTTTAAGGCGCTAAAACTCGAAAAGACAAACGTGGCCAATAAGGCAACGGTAAGTTTTAACTCTCCGGGCAACTACGTTGCGCCTTACGGTAAAACGGTTGTTAGAGTCTCAGGGCGAGGCGCGTCAGGAAACGCCACAACTGGCGGTAATTACGCTGGCGAATCGTATGTCTCTACAAACCCTACTACCGGCGGTAATTACGCTGGCGAATCGTATGTCTCTACAAACCCTACTACCGGCGGTAATTACGCTGGCGAATCTTACTTGTATACAAACCCAACGACCGGCGGTAACTACGCTGGCGAATCTTATTTGTACACCAACCCAACTACCCCCGGCAACACAGTGCCGGGAACTTGTGTTTCGACTTTGTATCAATATTTCACTGCAAATAACTACACAACGTACGATGAGTTTCCCGGCCCCTGCTCCCCTTTAGGAACAAGTGGCTGTAGCCCGTGGCCGCCGGGCGGGGATTACTGTATTGTGTATGGCTATTACACAAATCCGTCTTCATCAAACCCACCTACTCCGGGTAATGATGTCTACACCCCGTACTATAACCCTACGGTTCCGGGTAATGATGTCTACACCCCGTACTATAACCCCACCGTTCCGGGCAACGATAATTACACGCCGTACTATAACCCCACAGTTCCGGGCAACGATAATTACACGCCGTACTATAACCCCACAGTTCCGGGCAACTCAGGGGCACCTGCTAATATAGCTGGCGTTACCTTTCCGGGCGGCGCGGCTGATTCGGTAGCCCCAACTGTACCGCCAACGGCGACAACGCTATCCTATAGTCCTTCAGGGTTTTCAGTGACTGTGCCGTCAGGCGGCTACGTAAACTTAGACAACATTTAAGGTAAACGCTAATGCGGAATATAGACCTCCACGTCCCGCCAATGGAACTCTTCTGTGTTTGGGGCAACGCTTTCACTCCTGAAGAGTGCGCGGCCGTAAAAAACATCGGAGAGTTGTTCGAGTTTGAAAAAGGTAAAATTGGTAGCGGCGAATTTGCGAAAGAAAATGAAGATATACGCGACACTGATATTACATGGATTCAGCCAAAAGACGAATTTAAATGGGTGTTTGAGAAAATGGCTGCCCTGTTAAGCAAAATAAATTTTGATAAATTCCAACTTGATCTGACGCGCTTCGACGGCTTTCAGTACTCAAAATATAAAGAGAAAGGCCACTACGATTGGCACACTGACACCATACATGCGCCGTCTAATGGGCTTTACAGAAAACTATCACTAACGCTCATGCTGACGAATCCAGAAGAATATGAAGGTGGCGAGTTTTTAATAAATACCAGAGGCGACCAAGATAAAGAGGTGCCGACTTTAAAAGTAAAAATGGGCGACCTGCTTGTTTTTTATTCGCATTTGCCGCACAAAGTCGCGCCGGTTACCTCTGGATGCAGGGTTACGCTCGTTACTTGGGCGCTGGGTGCTAAACTAAAATGAAGCTGCTAAAATTGTTTAGCTCCGACATCATGGAATTTTATTGCCACGCAGATATTTTCGGTAGCATCCCTGAGCCTATTCCTGCGTATAAAGCTATACCAGAGTGGTTTAAAAAAGTGCCAGCCGTATGCCCAGTAAACGCAAGGGACACGTTTGGCGGCAAAATAATGACAGCTAAAAAGTGTATGCCCATGTTGGACGCGCTATCCGTTGGGTATATTATCCCGCTGTTTGGGGACGTAAATGTACGGGTTTGCGAAAACGGAAAATTCATAGAAGCTGGAAATAACGGGCTTGGTTCACCTATCGAATTCCATGATGTACAGCAGTTAGGGGGCATTACTTCACCGACATACCCAGCCCCGGCTGTAAAATTTGTTAACAAATGGATTATCAAAACCGCACCGGGGTACTCCACGCTTTTTATGCCACCGCTAAACAGCTTTGAGTCGCGGTTTACATGCTTAAGCGGGCTTGTAGACACAGACACCTTTGACAGAGAAGTAAATTTTCCGGCGGTTTGGCATAAATTTGGCTGCGACGAAATACTTCCAGCGGGTACGCCCCTAGTAGTTTGCATACCAATAAAGCGGTCAGATATGAAAAAAGTTGCGGCTCCTCGCGCCATGACAAACAATGAAGCTAAAAGCGCGGAAAAAACGCGTAAAAAACAAATATCTCGTCGTGGGGTTTACTCACACGAACTAAGAGCTAAACGATGAAGTTTTTCAAGCCCGCAGAGCCTATAATTAAGTTTAAGTCTTTCGTTGGAAACTTTGCGGTCGCCACGCCAGTTGTTGCTGCCAGAAGATTAAAACCTAAGTGGATAAAGCCACAAGCTAACCCAGACAAAAGATTTAATGTTTGCCCCGGTATGCTTGACTACGCAAACGCTGGTTACATAATTACCGCGCACACAGACATACACATTAAGGCAAACAGCGTCGGGGTGTCTGTTAAATTAGGCCACATCCCAGTTCAACATCAGAATCTTAGCACGCCGGCTAACTTTGACTACGAAATAGTCGATGGGATGTGCGCGGTTAATGGGGTTAAAAAGCAAGCGGTAAAAATACTGCTGCCTTGGAGCGTACAGGCTAAATCTGGGTATTCTTCATACGTTTTACCGGCTATTATGCACTCTGACTTCGCTGACAAAATATTCGTGTATCCGGGGGTCGTAGACCATGACGCGTTTCACACAATAAATTTTATTTTTACCCCAATTATTGATTGTGAGTTTACGATTCCAGCCGGTGCGCCGTTGCTACAAGTTTTGCCGTTTAGGCGGGAAACGATAACTGCAGAGTGCGACAAAGCTACTGATCGAGAGGTAGACAAGCATACGTTTAACACTCCATCAAAGCTAAAGCATTACTACAGAAAATTTTTGTGGTCAAAAAAACCTTATTTAATGCAATGCCCTTACGAACACCGAGGCGGTAAATGAGAAACCAAAATTGGTATTACCTATGTGACCTAGTTAACAAGGTAGCTACAGATATGTTTCAGCTTCCTGATGTATGGGGTAATATTACTGGAATGGCGCAGCTTACCAGCGAAGAAGTTGCTGATTTAGGCTGGGCGGGGCTAGAGGGCAAAGGGCTATTGCCGGAAGCTGCAGCGCTGGACGCAGGAGTGTCTATCGAAAGTATCGCAGCAGCAAAAGAAATAGGAGCGATTGATTGTGGCAATCAAGCACGAAATAAGCGAGATTTACTGCTTTCTCAATCCGACTGGACACAAGTTGCTGATGCTCCAGTAGACAAAATAGCGTGGGCTACTTACCGGCAAGAGTTACGAGATATCAGCGCACAGACGGGTTTCCCTTGGACAATAGTGTGGCCTACGCAACCAGAGTGAGGTAGAGCATGAACATCGACGAACTCGCGTTACGCAAGATTATCCGGGAAGAGATGAAGTCAGCTCTGAAGGAAGTCGGTCTGCACGATGAAGAGGCCGGTGATGATGTCCGTGATCTGCGTAGTCTTATTACTGATTGGCGGGGCATTAAGAAAACAATTTGGACGACTATTGCCAGAGCGGGAACGATGTTCGTCCTTGGCTTGCTGGCTCTTGGCGCGTACAACCGGATTAACGGTGGTGGTAACGAATAATGATTGATCCCGTCTCGGCCTTAGCCATAGCCACGTCTGCATACAATGTCATTAAAAAAGGCATTGAGATGGGGCGTGAGCTTGAGGATATGGGCGGTCAGTTGGGCACGTGGTTTGGCGCAGTTGCCGATGTCAAGAATGCGGAAGAAGAAGCCAAAGACCCACCACTTTTCAAGAAACTGATCTCCAGCGGCAGCGTTGAACAGCAAGCCCTGCAAGCACTGGTAGCTCGGAAGAAAATCGAGCAGCAGGAGAAAGACCTCCGTGAGCTTATCGTTTGGCGGTGGGGCGTTGAAGAATACACTGCCATGATGCGAGATCGCACAAGGATCAAAGACACCCGCACCAAGGCACTGGAAAACCAACGGCGCAAGATGCGTAAACTTATTGCAAACGTGCTGACGATTGCGCTGATACTAGGGTTAGTGGGTGCATTGTTGGCATTAATAATCGGCATTATTCAGAATCTGGGGTAACAGTTATGTTGAGTTTAATATCAAGTTTGATGGGTTTCGCTGCCGGTGGTCTGCCGAAAGTGCTGGATTTCGTCCAAGATCGCGGCGACAAGAAGCACGAACTGGCTCTGATGGCTATGCAGCGCGAACGTGAACTGGCTCTGGCAAAAGAAGGTTTTATCGCGCAGGCAGCGGTTGAAGAGA